CTCTAATCCAATTAACCGATAACTGGTGCCTTATGGGTAGCCAGATCGAGTGGGAAGTTATGAGCGTTCCGTTCGTGCATTACCTCAAAGCCAAGGTTGGCACGGTTCAGAACATCAGCCCATGTATTGATCACTTTGCCTTCAGAACTGACAATGCTTTGGTTAAAGTTGAAGCCATTAAGATTGAAAGCCATGGTCGAAACGCCCAGGCTAGTAAGCCAAATACCAACAACAGGCCAAGCAGCAAGGAAGAAATGAAGACTACGGCTATTGTTGAATGAAGCATATTGGAAGATCAAACGTCCAAAATAACCATGAGCGGCAACGATGTTATACGTCTCTTCTTCTTGACCGAACTTGTATCCGTAGTTCTGAGAGACTTGTTCAGTCGTTTCACGAACAAGACTAGACGTAACCAAGCTGCCGTGCATCGCGCTAAACAAAGCCCCACCGAATACACCCGCGACTCCAAGCATATGGAATGGGTGCATAAGGATGTTATGTTCAGCCTGGAAGACCAACATGAAGTTGAAGGTTCCCGAGATACCCAAAGGCATACCATCAGAGAAGCTCCCTTGACCAAAGGGGTAGACAAGGAATACAGCGGTAGCAGCCGCCACCGGAGCCGAGTATGCGACAAAGATCCAGGGCCTCATCCCTAGTCGATAGCTAAGTTCCCATTCCCGTCCCAGGTAAGCGTAGATACCAATGAGGAAATGGAAGACCGTGAGTTGATAGGGACCTCCGTTGTATAGCCACTCATCAAGTGAATGAGCTTCCCAAATTGGGTAGAGGTGTAGTCCGATGGCATTGCTGCTCGGAACGACGGCTCCCGAAATGATGTTGTTTCCATAGAGAAGGCTCCCAGCTACGGGCTCTCGGATACCATCAATATCGACAGGTGGAGCCGCAATGAATGCAAGAATGAAGCAGATGGTAGCAGCCAACAGGCAAGGGATCATGATCGTCCCAAACCACCCAACATAAAGACGGTTATCAGTGCTGGTTACCCAGCTACAAAAAGAGTCCCAGTTGTTGCGCTGGGACCTTGGGGCTGCAATAGCAGTCATGTGTGAAGTTAGTTTAGACGTGTTACCTGGACTCGTCCAACTCCAGAGGCAGTGAGACCGATAGCATCAGCCGCACCTTTACTAAGATCAAGGCTTCTCCCACTAACGTAGGGACCGCGATCTGTGACCGTCACCACGGCACACCTGTTAAAACATACCTTCAGGCGTGTTCCAAACGGGAGTGTCTTGTGCGCAGCAGTAAGGCCGTGTTGATCATACCGAGAACCGCTAGCAGTAATACCACCCTGGAATCCAGGGCCATACCAACTAGAGATCACCGACAGAGTAGTTAGAAGAGGAATCATACTTAGATAGCGAGGAACAGTCATATTACTTGCTCCTACAAATCCACCAATACACGCGCAGTATTGGCGGATCTACCGATATGTTACTGAAGCTCTGTTACTTCAAGTACGCCATTCGCAGCGGCAGCGGAATCACGAATGTAGCCAATGCTTGCACCTGGAGGAACAACAATATCAAAGCGTTCTCCACTCAGAAGAAAGTGGCTAGTTGTCGCATTAGCTGTTTGAGTGCCAACACCAACAACGTATCGGATGTCTGCAGTACGCGCTCTAAGGCTTAGCCGCGTTACATTTGCTGTCAGTGTCTGACTTTGGGATGTAGCTGTTGCAGTCAACTGACGAGCAACACCAGGGATACCGTTAACTTCAACACGTTCGATGTAACGATTTACCGGATCGTTTACAGTAGTGCTGGCATTATTGAATGTATTCGGTCCAGACGGTTTGTATGATGTAGTCATTTCAAAGAATGCCGGGGATTAGCTGACCAGTGATTACATAAGCACCGATTGCTGCAATGACACCGAGCATAGCCAGTCGGCCATTCAGAAGCTCAGCACGTACATTGTGGGGTACACCGTAGGGATGATCAGCCATGATGATGGGTGGTTCTTTTGCAAAGAGATTGGTGGTCATTAGAAGTTGATGTCAGATCGCTCAAGCTTATCGAAGATGTCTTGTCGATAGGCTGGGTCGTTGTCGTAGCGAGGGTCACTCATTGCTCGGACAACCTCAGCTTGACTACGGAATACATCCGTAGAACGTGCTGCAGGCTTACCTTGAAGCATGTCCCCTTCGTACCCTACTGAATCTGTGTAGCGGTAGTAGAGAGCCTGTAGGGCAAGGCTGATAGCACCAACATTGCCAGAGTCAATCACTGAATCAAACGCCTCTACTTCAGCAGGAGAGAAGTTCTCAGCAGCCCAGCCAACAAGCTGCTGATATGCTTGCTCACCTCCAACATAGTTCTGAATCTCAGAGACTTGTTGTGGGGTCAGCTCTACAGAGGCAGGTTCGGTGTTAGTCGGTTGATCATTGCGGAGACGCATGTACGTCTCAACGATGTCCTTAGAGCTATAGTTCTCTAGAGCAGCGAGGGATTCCTCACTAATCTGACCAGTTTGCTCCAGCTCTTCTCCGATGTTAAAGAGGAGGGTTTCAGTAGGATCCTCTTCGGTGTCATCTTCAACAGGACCCTCTTCGGCTCCATCTTCCGGCTCTTGTTGGTTTTGCTCTCGTGAACCAAGCTTCTTCTGCAGCTCAATGTACGCCTGTTCCAGCTCTTCAGCGCTCTTGTACTTACCAGCCAGTAGAGCATCTTGCTCCTGTTGGAGTTGCTCACCAATAGCTAGGGACTCAGCGTCAACAGCTTCTTGCGCCTCAATCGCTTGAGGATCATCGCTCGGGTCGTACGTCAGATTGATTGCCATAGTTTGTAATTGTGGTTAGTCCACCAAGACCTACTCGTTCTACGCGACCGGATACACCAATGGATGGTTTGCCTATTTTTGTCTTGGGTGAATACTTGTTTGTGTCGAATGAGGTGGGGATAGCAATATCAGGTCCCTCAGGGGGAGGCTGTTGCTCCACTTTCGGTTTCTTGTTGGGCACTCGCTGTGGGCGGGACGGCTTCATATCCAAGGGCATTGTTAATCACAGAGGGGGCTTCTGGGTTTTTAGTGGGATCAGCAATTGGTGCGGAAAGCATCTGACCAGCTTGCTTAGTAAGCTCCATTTGTTGGGCTTGCTGGAGTTGTTGTTGCGTCTCTTCCTTCTGTTGGTCCATGCTCTTCACAAGGTTCAGTACGTCAATACCTTGTGCTGCAGCAAGACGCTTGATGGCTTCATCTGGGTTGATGTATTTCATCAAGGCTTCAGGGCCAATCGTTTGAGCGATAGTCGTGATGAAAGTCGTAAGAGACTCTCGGTCTTGACCACGGCCTAGTGCATTGATACCAGCAACAATCGTCGGTTTGACCAGATCTTTGGGAATGCGTGGGATTTCACCGCTACGCTGGAGTACCAACAACTTACGGTTCAGATATGGTAGAAGAAACTCAACAGTCAACAGGGAGAATAGTCCACCAAGTTGTTGTTCCAGCTCCATCTGAGTGAGGCGGACCTCTTCGGCTGTAGTGCGTTCACTCTGACGTACAGTAAGAACAAGGAATGCTTCAGCCAATCGACGTTCCAATGTAGCTGCCATCTCAGCAGCAGTTCGGAAGTCAGCTGTCTTACCAACCTGGATAACACCGATGTCATCAGGCCTGCCTTGAACGATGGCACCATTACCAGCTTGAGCGATGGTTTGTGGTTTAGTAGTAGAGCTAGGGCTAACAGTGAAGATGACTTTAGCAGCTGCTGCACTACCCTCAACCAGTGCTTGTGAGAGTGCTTCTAGAGACCGGAGATCTCCAACAAACTCCTCCACTCTCCCTCGTCCATAGTTTTCACCGTCAACGGTATTGAACCTCAGCACGATGAATGGGCTAGCTTCTTTAGGGGCCTTACCGCCAGTGTTAGGGATCCTCTTGTCGAATGCTTCCTGATGCCAAACCCAACGATTGTTGTCTAGGCGTACATGTGTGTAGACCTCTACATCACTGTCGGTCAGAGTACCGTTGCCACCAACATCACCTGGGTAGTTTGGTTTTGGTTCTTCAGCAAGGAAGTTGCTTGGAAGAAGTTGTTTGTTAATCAGCTCTTTGGTTACAATCTCAATGACGTTACCATTACCGTCTCGTTCTACGACATAGCGATTCAATGGGTAGTGCTTCAACCCATCCTTGCCCATGTACAGAAGGGCGTTACCACCAACTACCAGATGCTTGATGGCTTGGTGAACAGTAACTCGATCACTAGATGCAGCAATCGAATCCATCACCATACGCTCAAGCTTAGCAAAGCTCAAGTCAAGTTCAGACCTAACTTCTGCAGGTAGCTCAGTACCAAGCTTGTCGTCACGTACCTGCAACTTGAAGAAGGTGGTCTGTGGAGGTAGGAGTGCCAACATCAGCTTTGATGCCAACGTTACCGTACACTTCGCTCCAACTGATTGCCAAGGTGTCGGAAGACTTTTCCAACTTGTACGTCCCTCATCATTTTGAATGAGGTAAGGGAGTGTAAGCCTAGAGCATTGAATTGCGCTATCAAGAAACTGGGCACGGTGCCTAGTCAAATGATCGTACCTAGTTCGTGCGTTCATCTATCTACCCGATATTCACACCACCGCCACTAGCTCCGCCTCCCATATTCATTGGGATACGTAGGCTCTCAGTTCCAACTCCAGCAGATCGGTTTGCTTTCTTTCGTCTCACAGCTACTGGATTAGCTGCATTTCTAGTCCTATATGGAGCAGGGGGAGGAGCAAGGCGACCTGCCTCTGCCCTATTACGTTCCATTTCTTGTTGCATAGCAGCTCGGTCAGTCTCCATCTGCCTACGCAGATCTGCTGCATCACGAGCGGCTTGTTGGCGAGCTTTCCTAGCTTCGCGTGCAGCTCCACCAAAGCACATAGTTAAAGTTCCTCATTAGAGATACGATGGGCAACCCACTCTACTACACTCCGCTGACCACTCTTATACATAATCGTGTTGGTAGGGTCGTTTGGTTGCGGTAGGAATTGGGGAAAGTTTTCCTCAAGTTCAGACAAGAGGCGTTCCACAGTGAGGCCTAACTCAAGCGTACTGTGGGAGGTTTGGATTAGCATGTTCAAAGAATGCAGGCATTCGTGCTCGCTTTGTCTCAAAGAGTTCTGGAGCCTTACCCTGATACATCAGGTTGTCACTAGCATCCAGCCAAAATTTTTTGTCCAGATACTTTGACTCGGTACTCTTACCTAGTGGCTGAAGTACCCAGTTGATGGTTGCACGCCGGAGCTTATCGAGAGAAGGACTCCAATTAAGACCAAGCTCAGCACATACCAGAGAGTTCGTTGCCACATGTACTTGCTCATCTCGGCTAATGTCAGCGCTTACTGTTCGGAGACCAGCGTCACCATTAAATCGAAAGAACGGGAGTAGTACGAAGAAAATCGCACGCTCGGCAACCAATGCTTTAAGGATCGTGTGATCAGGATGCGCTTCCCACGCAGATCGAATTCGCTTGGCTTCTTCCTCAGCTTGAGGATCAACGCCGATAGCATTGGCGATGTAACCGAGAGCCAAGTCGTGGTTCTCTTCGTCTTTGATGTTAGAACGGAGCAGGTCTGCCGATAGAGCTGGAACTTCAGAAAGCGCAGATTCAATGAAGCTACCAACGGGGAGTTCCATATGCCTGATAGCAAGGGCTCGGTAGATTGTTTCTTCTGCGCCATCGGCAAGCTTTCCAGCAGTTGTTTGAACAGGTGTCCAGGCACGTTTACGGCTCAGTAGTTTCTGATAAGGGTTCATTACTCTCCGCAATTACAAGAGGGGGCAGGGTCATTCAAGATGGAGTCAAGGTAGTCATCCACCTCGGATTCGTCCAATGCAGCGTATGCAGAGGTTTTGTCTTGAGTGTCGCCCATTACCTGGAGAGAGTAGTACAAAGAAGTTTGGGGACTATTCAGCCACTCTTCGATGAACGCCTCGTCATAGGTGATCACATCAGACCAACTATTGAAGCTATAACCGTGAAGAAGTCCCGTCTTGTCGAGTAGACGGACTACCTCATCCGCAACTCGTTTGTAGTTGTCCCAACCAACCTCCGATGCAACTTCAACAGGACCGTAGTCGTAGGACTGGACACCAAAGGTGCCACTATCACGGTCTACTTGTCGTGCAATGGGAGGCGCGATCTCAGGGCAAGTTGTGTAACCATCCAGGTCAGTGTAGCGGTAACTACAGGAGGCCGTAGGAGCGATGGCAAAGGCACGTTCCATACGGTTGTACCGGGCGACCTGAGCAGCGGCTTCTACGCCCTTCTGAAGCTCAATGGCGAGTACATAAGCTGAAGACTGCTCAACCGGAACAACGCCGTGATTAACTTGGTACAACGCGTTGCCAAACTCTTCATAGGTGATTCCGTACCGCCTCAGAAGATTGGCGAGTCCAAGCAATCCGAGACCGACTTGGCGATCTGTCTCCGCAGGTAGGTACTCCCCGCTACTCCCAACATCTGTCTTGCTGTGAAGGGCGCACAGCTCTGACATTCCGGTGACAAACGCACGTTGAATGTCATCAAGTTCGCATCCGCCGAGGTTGACATGCTGAAGTAGACAGGTTCCCCGTGAGGGCAGGTAGACTTCCAAGCATACGTTTCCCCGGATTCGATTGCCATATCGGTCTACTTTGGTTTTGTTGAGCCAGATGTCTCCTTGACGGATCCCTTGAAGCAGTGCATCTTTAACTTCCTGGGTAGCGGTTTCCCACCAATGGTTGTTAATGTTGACGCAACGCTTTACCCAAGGTAGCTCAGACCGACTAGCAGAAATAAAGTCAAGGACATCAGGGTGATTGAGATCAAGATGGCATACCACAGCACCATTCTTGTAGACACCCCCACGCCTCAGGATCTCGTTGAGTGTGGAATAGATCTTTGCAAAGGATACTGGGCCGCTAGCCACAAGTCCCTTGCCATTCTCATCTCCTTTGGGTCGGAGTTTGGATAGATGGACAGCCACGCCAGCTCCGTAGCGGAGAGCGTGGGAAACAAACCGCCATGAGGCTTCAATTCCATTGGGTCCCTCCATGGTATCTTCTACGACAAACACTGTGCAGCTCACAGGCAGTCGAGAGCTTGGGTCATCAATCCATGATTGAACACGACCCGTGCGTGCAATAAGTTCCTTCTCCTTTGTCATACAAGGTCTTTAAGATTCGGTGGTTGGTAGTTGGGTCCCTTCAGGACCTTGCCATCAGCCCGATAGATGGGCTTACCATCTTCTCCAAGCTTTGACATGTTTGAGATGTGGACTCGATTCAATGCCTCATCAAGATCCCAACTCATGTTTGCTGCGTACTGGTAGCAAACGTAAACAAGATCTGCGAGTTCCTTGAGAGCTTCATCTCTGAAGTCCGGTAACTCACTTTCAGCTTCTAGGAACTCTTTGAACTCCTCAACGATCAAAGTCCGCTGTGTAGTCCTCGCAGTTGCCGTCTGTGAGTTTGCAATACGATAGGCGTTCCGAAACTCCTGAGCTTGGTCCGCTAGAAATGATTTCGTTCTCAAGTTCGTTTTGTAAGTAGTGGATAGCTTTTCTCAGATCAGCGATGCGGTCATCCTTAAACCCTGCTCGGCAGATATACTTGATCGCGTTGCCAAGGTGGAAGTTCAGTCCTTGGTCTCGGATGAAGTCCCAAACTTGAATGGAGCCTCGCTTGTAGTAACTGGGGCCTGTGAGGTTGGAGTGGGCCATTTCTTAACTAGGTTTGACATTGAGTTACCCAGCAGAAAGCATTGATGCTGTAGTGCCAGGAAGACAGTGATGACATCCTCAAGTTTTGTTTCTGGATGTCTAAGAGCGTTCTCTATCTGCTTCAGCTTAAACTGCTGCTCCAGAGTTAGCTCCACAATCGGGGCTGGGAGACCAAAGTCTTGGCCTTTGATTGGTGAAATCATAATCAGTCACTTGTAGGATCTTTGCTAGGCGTGCGTTTAGCAGAGCACTGTCTTCATCTAGGCCCTTTTCAAGAAACGCTGAAACCACTGTCTCCCATGAAACCCCTTTAGCATCAAGGAGCGCTTCCGCTCTTTTCACACCAATACCGGGAATACCTGAGTACCCATCTGTTTGGTCACCAGCCATGGTCTGGACAAAGTGCCAGCGCTTACCCATTTCTGGGGTGATGGTCACCACATCTTGAGTGAGGTCATAGAGACTGCCAGGGATCTGGCGCATGTCTTTATCTGGGCTGCAGATGATATGACCTTCCTCAGATGTCGCCTTAATGCCAATCGCATCGTCTGCTTCGATGCCATCCATGACAACTACCTTGTGCGTAACCTTGAGCGCATTGATCGCCCTTCGGTAGCCGCACGGCTTCTTGCGGTTTCTATGTCCTTTATACTCTGGATAGATGCTTTTACGAAAGTTATCAGGACTAGAGAAGTACAAAATACTGTCGTCAAAACACCCAAGGTCACTTTCAATCCTGCTCAGTTCTCGGTTGATTGACTCCATGACTTCACTGAAGTTGGAGGTCACCACAATTACATCTTCACCGTAGTCTACTTCTGTTTCGTTTGCAGCACAGCTTTTGTAGACAATATAATCTGCATCAATGAGCAGACTCACTTACTGCCCTCCTGATACCCCGCCATAAACGCAGCAACCACCCATTTGTGTAGGATGTCTTGTCGGGTCTTTTCGTCTCCAACTAGGCAGTCGGTGAAGAAAGCCTCGGATTTTAGGGAAAACCTACCGTAGTCAGAATGGAACCATTCCACAAAGGCTTCCTCTGGTTTGTCTCCGTGATAGGTCACTTACCTTGACCTCGACTCAGTTTCTTCGTACCTTTAGGGAGGCTACGAGTCCCGTTACCCTGATGGGTGTGTTTGAACTTTGATTTGGATTGGAACTCCACTCGTCCGAGTGCTGTCTTTGATTTAGTAGCCATTAGTGTACATCTGCCCAGGTGGATCCGATTTTCCCTTCGGCAGCAATAGGGATTCGGAGGTTGTAGTATTCACCAGCGCGAACTGCGTTAACTTCTAGCCATTCTTTTAACACGTCCGCATTGATAGGTTCGGTTTCCCACTGCAATTCGTCGTGTATAAATGCTAGTTGATGAGTGTGAGGCAGTACCAGGCCGTCATTGCAGAGAACCATCCACCGTTTGGCTACAACACCAGCCCCTGACTGGAGCAGGTAGTTGAGAGCCTTGTGGGGACTATCTACTGCGATCTTCCTTCCATCTACCGACTTGATATAGCCTCGCTCACCCGCTGCACGAACAGCGGCAAGAAGACTATCCAAGCCGTCAATGGCAGCAACATAAGCTGCGCGGATCTCCGCACCTTTCTCCTTTGCCTTGTTCGGGGAAAGGCTTTGGTCGTAGCTAAGGCCGATCTTTTGATCTCCTGCACCATATAGAAAAGCGTAGGTTACTGTCTTAACAAGTCGTCTGCTGATACCTATCTTGTCTGCATTCTCTTGGTGACTGTCGCCATTGAGAAGAACATGTCCGTACCTGCCTCCATCATATCGAGCCAGATAGTGGGCAAGCATTCGCAGTTCAATCCCTGCGAGGTCAGCACCAACCATGACATTGCCAGGGCTAGCGCGGAATAGCTTTCTAAAGCTAAGGTCGCTTGGTACCTGTGCAAGGTTTGGGTTTCTGTGTGCACACCGATGGGTGTTAGTAGAGACAGAACAGTTGTGATGGATCCTGTCATTCCTGACAAGCTTTAGCCAGGCATTCTTGCCTTCCGACAACATACCTAGCTGTTTGGTCAACTCAAGGCAGCGATAGAACTGCAGGGCTTCCTCAGTCCCGATGTCCTTGAGCACAACTTCGTCAATGGCAGTCTTGCCACTGGCTGTCTCTTTATCTGGTACCCAACCGTGGTGATTCTTCATGATCCACGCAATGTGATCACGACTACCTGGGTTGAACTCCTTTAGCTTTGTGAGCGGCGCTCCCGCCACGTATCCAGTGGTTCGATTAACTCGCTTAGGAGTAAACTCTCTGTCTGCAATGAGAGGGTACCTGTTGCGAAGTAGTTGAGTAATCCCTTCCAACTCTCGTCGGAGAGACGATTCAAGTTCCCGTGCAGCAGACTCATCAAAGTGCCACCCATGTAACTCCTGCTCGGTAAGTATCTGTGCAACCCTGTGCTCTAGCGTGATCCAGTCAGGTATGGCTGGAAGTGTTCCCATAGTTTGACCGTAACTTGTACATCTTGCAGGCAGTACTCCTGCATCTCTTGGCTCCAATCCCTCCAATCTGCAGTCTTACCGAAGTCGCCTTTGTACTCACCAAGACGGTGACCATAGGCTTCTAGGGAGTGACGACCGTATAGCTGGAGAGGCATGTGTTTCCACTTACGCTTCTGGTCAGTCTTCAGAATGTCAGCGTGATAGCAACGAGAAAGCACCAGAGTATCCAGCACCACACCACTGGGATCAAACCAGGGTTGAAGTTTGCGTATAACAGGAATGTCGTAACCAATGATGTTATGACCAATAATGGTATCCGCGTCTTCCAGCATCTGGAGGCCACGGCTGATAGGTTGTTCAGAGCCCGTGTCATTGAAGACAAGCGTCTGTTTAGTGTCGAGATCGTGGATACCAAGGCAGTGGATTGTGGTGCAATCATCATATAGTCCGTCTGTTTCTAAGTCGAAGACTAGGTTCATTTACCCTCCAGCTCGGCGGCGATGGCTAGGAGGTTCACCCGAATGTCGTCGGTGCGGGCTTCCATTCCGGCGTCCCATTCCAAATTTCCAGTGAAACACTTGTAGTCATCAGGAGCTACCAAATCCGCAGCAGCACGCAGGGCGGCGACGACCGATGCGCGTTCCAAAGCCCACAAGTTGTCATCTTTGGGGATGTTGTCTGCGTAGGTAGCCAGCACGGCATCACGCACTGCCTGCGCGGCTGGGCTCAGTGGGATGGGGTTAGTCATTGGTTCTCCAGCTCGGTGGCGATGGTAAGAAGCTCGTCCGCGTCGCACTCCCATACGCCGTTGCCATGATGCACTTGCGTATGGGCTACAGCAGCACGCAGGGCGGCGGCAACCATGCGACGACGCTGCACGATTTCTTCATTGAATAGACCGTGGTGGATACCGGCTGTTTTCAACACCGCCTGCGCGGCGGGGGAGAGGTCAGTCATTTACCAGTCCAGCGATAGGTCTTGTCAACGAATTGAGCACGTTGTACTGCTTCAGGTGTAGGGGGATTTGGCGCAATCAGGTCGTAGTAAGGGTCTTCCTCATATCGGATGTACACTGGGTACCCATCTTCATCATTAATTTGACGGAACCAGATACGGCCATCCTCAGAAGTCCGTTGTTGGGTCAAACTCGTCATCTGCTTCAGTCTCTATGAATTTACAAGTGGACAGGTCGTAGGTCAGATGGCAAGCGACGCCAACCTCCCCGCTATAGCGATTCTTGAGCACTCGGACAGTCGTATTAGCTCCAGAGCCTGTGGCCTGTTGATTGCGTTCAAGTGCAATAACTGAGTCAGATAGTTGTGCAATTGCTGCACTTCCTCTAAGCTGTCCAAGAGTAACTCGTGCTCCCTCCTCATGGTTCTGGTCACCAGATGTTCTCCTTAGGTGTGAAACAAGGAACAACGCAATACCAGTACGCTCAACAAGAGAGCGCAACTTGGTCATGGTTGTGTCGATCATCCTCCGCTCGTCCCCATCAAGACCACTCAGTAGGATGGATAAGTGGTCAAGGAAAATGACCTTAGTATCTAGCCCGCAAGCAAGGTACTCAATTCGGTTATAGATAACGTCGGGGTCGTAAGAGCCGAAGCCATCAAAAAGAAACAGGTTCCACTTAGCAAGACTGTGAGAATAAGCTTCGGTGAGGGTAGCTCGGTCATGTTCTCCAAGGTGTAGTGACTTTCCAACAGCAACGGACATCAAACCGAGAGCAGTACGTCGGTTTGATTCTTCAAGAGCCAAGTAACCGACCCGTTCCCCGTCTTGTAGAAGTGAAGTCGCAAGCTCCCGGCAAAATGAGGACTTTCCGATACCAGAACCTGCAGTAATTGTGACAAGTTCTCCGTATCTGATACCGTGAAGCTTTTGCTGAAGTCCGATGAATGGGTAGTCATGATCAGAAGGTGGTGAAGGTGTAGTGACTAGATCTAGAATGGACTTGCCATCGACGATTCCATCTGGACGGTATGGTTTCGCATCCCATATAGCGCGACGAATTGCGTCAGCGTCATTAACCTGAAGGGCGTCTGAGGCATCCTTGTACGCCTCCATACGGGCGATCTTGCACTTGCCAGGTGGTAGGACGCTTGCCGCTTCTTCCGCTGCCGTACGGCCTGCCTCGTCATTGTCGAAGAACAGGACAATCTCCGCATAACCCTGCAGCCATTGGAGAGACCGTTGAATCGACTTCTTTGCCGCAGCGGCACCGCTAGGTAGAGAAACCATCGGCCACCCCGACATAACCTCGTAACACGAAGCTGCATCGAGTTCCCCCTCAGTGATGACGACTCGTTTTCCAGTGGAGGGAAACAAATGCTGCCCAAAGAGTGTTCCACTTGTGCCTCCTTCGTAGCTGAAGATCTTATTCTTTGTCTTTACTTTGCAACCACGAAGTACCCCAGCATCATCAAAATAATGGAACCGTAGAACGTCTCCGTCTTTGTGGATTCGGTAGAACTGACACGTCTTTTCCGACAGTCCTCGTTTTTGCAGCCGTTCGGCTGATCCTTGGAGTCTGACATTGTTAGACATTACATGAGTGTGAACGTCACCGTCTGCCGGTGTGTATGTGTTGCATGAGAAGCAAAAAGTGTGGCCGTCTGAGTACATGGAGTTTGCATCAGACGACCCGCAGTTCTCACACGGTAAGTGCCTGACGAACTCGCTCTCGGATGTTGGAGTAAGCATCAGCTTGTTTATGGTGGTAGTCGATCCACTCACCTACTGCCATCAAGAACCCTTCAACAAGGTTCTCTACGGTTGCGGGTTGTTCTGCATCTACGTCAGCAAGATAGTCAGCAAACCCTTCCTTGTAGAACTCAGGAGTGCCGTAAGTCATTAGGTCAACCAAGTTATTGGAATGGATTGAAACGAACACCAAGGGAAACCGTGTTTCTCGGCCCACTTGGCATAGGTGGTCTTTGATCCTTTGTAGATCTTGTTATAGGGGGACTGGAATACAAAACGGATGTCAAGGTCAGGATTAGCTGCCTTGACAGCCTTCATCTTCCTACGATCTTCCTCCGTAAGGTGCCCCTTGGTTTCTAGGAACACACCATTTGGAAGAAGGAAGTCTGGAGTGTAGTTACACTGCAGGATGTATGGAACTTTTGTAGACTCGTACTCATACGACACCCCCAAGTTGGAGAGCAGATCAGCTACCTGCCTCTCCAGACCTGAGCGATATGCCATCAGAAGTCATCGTCTTCTACAACGGTTTCATCAGCAGCGCTGACACTAGGTTCACCAGCTTTGAAGCCTTTTGTTTGGCCGAAAAGTGCGGCAACCTCCGTTTCGTCCAGACTCCCACGATCAATGCCAGCCGCAGAACTAACAGTGATGACTTGGATCCCAACGAGCTTGAGGCTGGTTCCGTAAGTGACCCCATCCTTGAGGATGTAAGGCTTCTGCTTAAAGGCCAGCTTAACTGTTGATCCGCTATAAAGGGGAGTGGAGTTGTCCGTAATAGGAGTTCCCTCTGAATCCACCACGGGCGGACGCGTGTCTTCATTCCAACTGAACTTGACTTTATACTTACCATCACTGACTTCCTCCCATGGTTCTGGTTTGAGCGTAGATCGCTTGGGATTCTTCAGTTTCGATTCTGCCCACTTAAGGGTTTCGGCTCGATCATCCTCAAGCACATCAACCAATGATTGGTCGATGAGTGCACTCAGCGAGTAGCCAAACTTAGACGGCTTGAGGACTGCTTGATAGCCTTCCAGAACAACTGGGTTCTGGGTAACATGAATTGCTTGTGCCATTAACAGAAAAAGTAGGTGGATTCGATCACGGTCTCTGGTTCCAGATCACCAATGATCGGAGGCTCAGACTCAGCCTTGATTTGTGCAGCAAAGTCTTTGAGGTAGTCATGCTCTGCAAACAGGTGCATGTATGTCTCCCGTACCAATGTGGACAGGATTGACATGTCGGTAGCCCTGCAGAGCACAGAGTCATGGATCAATGCAATTGGTGCATCAAACCTCAACGCTGTTAGATGAAGTAGAGAAGCATCCAAGCTGTGGATTAGGTTGGGAGCTGTGGCATTCTTGTGGTGGTTGAGATCAACCTCATCCTTATCGCCAACAGCAACGTTCACCCTGCACCGTCCAAGTAGTTGGAGATCCAGCTGCTTGACTTGCTTCTTGTTGAGTTTCTGGTGGACTACAAAACCTGATGGTGTGGTCCACTCAAGATGTGTGGCACCACGTTTAATAGCGGCAGCCACCTCTGATTCGATCCACTTCATCACAGCCATAGGACCTGGAACAACAACCTGCATTGCGTCCCTAATTGCACTGACTACTTGAGTCAGTTCTTCCTTGTCCAATTCAATGCCCTTTTCCGCAAACGCTTCCCGTATGTATCCACGATTGGAATACGGCTTTGCGTTATAGGGAATTGTCATGACGCATCGTTTAGTCACTTTGCGATCTAGATGCTCTCTGAGGCGTTCAGGAACTGAGTCTCTAGCGATTTCAGCGACCACCTTGTAGGCATCCTGTGGCTTGTCACCAGGCAGAACGTTGACCAAACGGGCTGTTGACAGGTCCCTAGCTAATCCTGCCAGAATTTGTAGACCACTGCATGTGGCATCAACAGCTATAGGAAGTCCTGTGAAGTGTCTATCCGCTGCGATCACGCAATGGTAGTACTCTTCACAAGCCGCAAGGAATTGCCACGGCTCCTCCGCTGCTTCCCATTCAGGTAGAGCTTCGATTGGATCTGTGGCTATACGCGTGATGAGTGTGACGTTATTGGCAACCCACTCCAGTCGCTCCTGCATGGTTGCCTTGTCCAGGCCGTAACAAGTAGCAACATGGAAAGAGAGCCATTGCTCAGCCTCATCAGTCATGTACGACTCATCAGCAAACCTCAACAGTGACTTACCAAAGTCGGTGTCCTGTGGTGTGAGGAATGCAGGAATTGGGTAAGCCCTTCCCCGGTAGTCAAAGCTCCATGGGATGAAGAAGCGATTACGGTCCTTGAATCGCTTCACTGCCTCCATGGTCATACGTGTTCTGCATGACTTCTTTGGCTCCTGGGCTTGGATGTTCAACACCGCTGCTGCTCGTCTCCGGTAGTCCTTACGACTGTCGTAGTTGGTGTCGATGTCAGCAGGTTTAGCTGGTAGTGGGTGATGGACAATAGGTTGAAACTTCCCGACGCACCGCTCAAGCCTCATCAGCTGCTCAGCAACGTCAACCACAAACGGATTCAGACGGTATGCAACCTTCTGGATCTTGTTAAGGAATTGGGTTGGTGTTTCCCCCTGTATTAGGTGGTGGTTGCCGCGACGAACCATGTCGTGGCCTCGCATCACCTCGTTGAGGATGTATCCACCAGGACGGTCGTGTGTCCAATCGTTTGGCTCGATCAACATTGGCCAAGCGAGGGGAGCGAACAACTCGGCATCGCTCATCACCTTGTCCCTGATCTTGAGGAACTCAGGCGTTGGAATCACGTACGTCTGTGTTTGCTTACCCTCTCGTCGCATCTCCCTTGTGAACCAACCACTTGTCTGCATGATGCAGTCCAGCAGCCAGCCCCCAAGCTTGATGCGAGTCACATTGTTCCAAGAACTCCACTTGTCAACGTCGTACCTATTCATCAGTGTACGGATGACAACTAGCTTCTGGTGAGTACCAATCGACCTGTGGAAGTAGTTCTTTTTCAGGGTATTGAGAAGCCCAGGAGCACACCTCTCGTAGTGACGCATCTGACATTCAGCTTCAACGGCTGAGCCGATGGCATCGCATACGGTTTGGATCTGATCACTACCCCTCTTGACGGAGAACACCTTGTCAAAGGTGATCTTCAAAGCGATAGCAGCAGCTGCCAGTGGCTCTACACTAGCTAGGTACTTGGCTATCTCCTTGAACGCTACTCCGTTCTGTCTTTGATGGATCCTGTGGTTTGTTTCTTCGATCCGCTCAACCAGCTTAGGCAGGAGGGCATCAATAGAAGCCGCCCCATAAACTGTGGCAGAGGCATAGCTTTGCTCCTCCATCTTCCTTGTATTCTCTCGGAGACGCCTCAATCCTTGTCGGATTTGGTCTCTTTCGAGTTGAACTTGCTCATCAATTTGTGCTGGTGTTGCCAATAAGACTCCTCGCTAGATCCGGTGAATAGACCTGTCCGTAAGTGGACAGGAGTCACAGAAAGAAAGGTCAGGCGTTTGTACCTGACCTATTCATGGGTGTATCAGCTTAAGGACGAGAACCTGAAACTAGCGCGTCTACCAATTCCGCCACATCCGCAGGGGGATTCCAGCGATTGGACTCGTTGAGAGCCCAGACCGCCGGCTGCTCAAAGAGCGTAGCAGACGACCCGCTAGATGCGCCTAGATGAGGTTCAGAGCCTCGGTGCGGGCCTTGTCTGTGGTCTTGGCGTAGCGGAGCGTGGTTTCGATGCGCTTGTGTCCCATGAGATCCATAATGGTTCTAATTGGTACACCAGCCTCTGCACACCACGTACCAAAGCTGTGCCTCAGTGTGTGGAATACATAGGTCTCGTCCTTGCCGATGTACTTGTTGACCTTCTTAAAGACACGCAACAGCTGGTCCTTGTCACTCCACTCATCACCAAAGACGCGGACGTTACTACCAACATTGTCGATGCGACGTTCCAATAGCGATGCGATGTGAGTGTGAATGGGTATGGATCTGTAGTTACCTGCTTTGGTCTGTACATCAGGCCTGCCGCCCACATGAATGACATTGAGACCTAGGTCAACATCCTTAGCCTTGAGCTTGAGAAGTTCACCTTGCCTCATACCTGTGTAGGCAGCAACCTTGATGATCTCAGCCGCATCCTCACGCATGAAAGGATCAACAGCAGCGTGGGATAGACGTGTCACCTCTTCCTTAGTGTAGAAGTTGATGCGACCTTCATGCTCCTTGCGGCGCCTGAACTTTGCTGGTGTTGCAATTAGTCCATCAAAGGCACAGTGGTTGAGTACGGTGCTGACAGCAGACACGATTCGATTGATCGTCGCGTCTGACTTACCTTCGTCTTCAAGCTCAACGCTGACCTCGTTGATGATAGGTTGGGTAATTCTACCAACAGGGAAGCTAAGTCCTCTAATCCTTGTGAAATGTCCAGCATTGATTGCAGCAGTCTTTGCTCCGTTTCCATGTCTCCATGAGTGACGTGTCTTGAATGTGTACTCAAGGGCCTGGCCCCAAGTTTTAATCTCCATAGAGTGCATCCTTGAAACGATTGATCAACGCCTTACCTTTGTTAGAAAGGCGTAGGGTGGTGCGTCGTCTGTTCGTAGGATCAACCTCCTTGATGATAAGATCCAACCCAGGTTTGTTGAGTCTGTGTTGGGCGGTTAGCCAGTCGGTGTTACGTGAACCGCTGGCATTGGTCATGTTGAGGTCCTCTTCAAGTGCTGATTTATGACACCCTTCGTGCATGGCTACATACAAGAAGGTAGCAACAACTTGCGCGGGAACTTCCCGGTCCATCAGGCGCAATAGGTCAACGACCTCGGCCAGCCCCTTGAGTGATGGGTCTGTCAACTGTCGCCTCAGTGGATCCATGGGATCTCTTGCGTGACCAAGCCAATTCTAGATCAAGTCTACCAGCGTGGATAGATATGTCACAACTTGTAACACCCACGTACCAGCAGCTGTGGCTCGCCCATCCGAGGTACAACCAATCAGGCACGTAAAGCAGGATCATGCACTAAAGACATCGGGCAGTACAACTGTACCATCCTCAAGCAGTTGTTCGTGGACCAACTTCAGGATTTCTTCACGGTGCGGATGATTCTCAACTTGAGAGATCAGCTGTTGCAGGCGACGAGAGAAAGTAGTAGGGCTCATTTAACGGGAGTCAGGTGGTGGATGGATTCGTGGTCAACGACAGTGAACTCAATACCAGGCGTATTGATTAGCTTCTCAGCCATACTTTTGGCTGCACTACGCTTTTGGTAGACGAGTTCCTTGACCTTCTTTGTCTCAATGTCAGTGACACGGATGATGCAGCAGATAGAGTTAGGCAGCTCCCACCCTGCTACTTTCCATGACATGATCTCTTCAAACGTGTGAGGGATGAAGTCACTGTCGTCAGCATCCTTGTATTCCTTCCAGTTGTTCGGGAAATAGTCTTTCTTACCACTCATCTTCAAGTCGTACGTTAAGGAGGTTGGACGAAGACTCTTTGGACAACTCAAGAGCAGCCCAGGCAGCCGCTTCAGAGTTGGGCGCAAGGATGTACCAGACACCAGACTCAAGAGTTACCTCGTATGTTTTCATGTACGGTTGTGGATAGGTCAGGCAGCAGCTGGGTTGTTAATCCAGCGTCCTTGAGTAGAGCACCAAACAATGGCTTGAGGCTTGGGAGGATTCAGTTTCTGAATCACCTTGCGATTGGCCTCAGCGAGAGCTTCAATGGTGCGGACAGCAGATTCAGTAGCAGGGTTGTAGTACATGTGCGTTTGATGTAAGAAATGAGTGTGAAATAAACTTCACCAGTAATGCGTCCTGCCGTGTACATAAATACAACAGCAGGGACGATGTATGTACTGATGAAGAGATATAGGCTTACGCACTTATGTTCGGTGGAGGGGATGTGCAGTTTCATCAGTCTGGGATAAGAAGGAACTTGGCACCACTTCCCAGGTGATCAGTGGGGTACTCA